CTATTTTTTTTAATATATCCGTGTTTAGAACATTTACCTTCATTCTTTTCTATTAAATGTGTTAACAATTTTTGTGAAAAAGATTTATTCATGTATTTGGGAGAAAGTTTAACTTTTTCCGTAAGAAGAGAAGGCACAAAGCTATTATTGTCCATTTTAAATTTCAAACATATATTTTATTTAGTTTAAATCAATTTTTTGTTTATAACAGTATCATGATATAATTTGACTAACATTGGTCTAAGATACCGATCTTTTATATTACGAGTTATATACTCATACAAAACACACAAATTTTCTTTCTTTAATTTTTGAACATAAGTTTGTATTTTATTATATTCCATTTTACCTATTGCCGATTCGATATGTTCGTACATTATATTTTTAGTATACTGTGAAGTTTGTACACAGATTGCCCCACTTATTTTTTTTTTGTTTTTGACAATATTACTTTTTGATATCTTAAATGATGATGCCTTTTGTTTTGTTGAAAACTCAGACATACCTAAAAGTTCATCTATCTTGATTTTATTCAATTTATCATTTCCTTTTTTTACTATATTTTTCATATGATTAGCTAGCTCTCCTTGTGTCGTTTTTACTTCTTTTCCTACATCATTGTACACAACTATCTTATCTTGTTCGTAATTGTACACTTTCTGTATTTTATTTAAATCATTAACAAAGTAAATTAAACCATCTTTTAAACTTTCCAATAAACTGGTATCCCTAATAGCATACTTTTTATAATAATTAACAAAACTTGTATGTTCATAAATGTTCATCTTATCAATAACCATACTCCAAATAGTTTGCTTGTTAAGTTCATCTGCTACATACACTGTGGAAAGTATGTTCTCTATTTTTTCATATTCGTCATGCAGTCTTTTAGTTGCACTTAAAACGATGCTCTTTGGAGAGACAACTGTTTGATCAATAATACCATTATTTTCAAACACATTACCAACCTTTTTGTTTTTTTTATCCTTCCAATATTTAAGATGCAATTTACTTGGTCTTTTCAGATACTCTTTGTATCTTAAAAGTATCGGTACCTTTTTATCATCCAATTTTAATGGATGAACTATATACTTATTTGAAGAATGAACTATATACGAATCAATACCTCTAAATTTGAAAGTAGTTTTTTGATCAATTATTTTAGACAACGCATATTTTAATATGGATTGATGGTCTTGATATATGTTTATGAATGCATTTAATATTTGATTATAAGTCATAAAAGTTACATCTAATTTTTTAAATAATGCAAAAATTCTCGAAATGTATTGATTTACCTCGTATGATAAAACATTAAAATTAAGACTCTTTTTTATAACTTTCGATTTTGATATTTTCGGTATGCATTCTATTTTGCAATTTTGAAAATCGCATAATTTACTATTATCCGTGTCACCAAGCCTTAAATTATCTATTTTAGTATTTTGAGATGTTGTTATTGATATTTTTTTATTGATCGTATCTTTATCGAAATAAAGAACATTCTTGTTAAGATTACAATCAACCGAACCTTCCTTCAGTATTCGTTCTATTTGTGATATTTTCTGTTGTTTAATTTCAGATATTCTATACATCCTTAGATCAACCGACTCTTTATCGTGTAGTTTTGGAATAGTATTTGCATGCAAGTAAATGGTTGTATTTCTTTCATCAGATGGTAAATTAATATGACTATACCTACGCACACCTCTACCTACAATTTGTTCAACTTTACTCATATTAAACCAAGGTTCGAGTAGATGTATTTCTCTAACATTCTTAAAGTCTACACCCTCTGTAGCTACCTGTGAAATGATGACTATTTTAATCAAGTCACCATTGCGATTTTCATAGGAACGAATAGTCGATATGACACTTTCTTTGGATGGTGTAAGTTTACTATCACCGCTTATTATTGTGTATTCGTACTTTCTTTTGTTTTTATTATTATTATCGTTTAATAGGTTTTTCGCTTTATAGCGTGTATAGCCTTCTGATTCAAGTGCTATTGCAACTGGAATGACACCAGCATCTATATATTTTGAATATACTATAACTATTCCTTTTGATTTTTTGATATATTCTACTATACTCTTTATTTTTGGCGAATATTTTCCCAAATTATTTTCATCAAATACACGAACAGACAGACTTTTATATTTAAATTGAATGCTAGACTTTGAAGAACTATAATCCATAATAGACAATAAACCATTCTTCCCAATGTTGACTATCGAACTTCCTTCATTCGGATAATATATATTCGATAACTGAATTCTTTTTTGCATATCATTGTTTTCATCATCTTGCTCAACTTCTTTCGATATTGTTTCAGTTTTATAATCGATCGTCTTATAAATAGAATATTGATCATCACTCATAGTTGATTGTATTATTTCGGTAAATTTTAACATTTCATTTTCTGGTATTATATTATTATATACATCTTTGGTCGGATATTGAACTAACACATTGGTATCTTTATTTATACTCGGGTACAATCTTAAAGGAAAGGTGAAAGGATTTTCACCACGCATATAAGACACATGTTTGTTCGCAAACCTTATCAACTTGTTCTTATATATGTCATACATTGTTCCATTTTTATTAAACAAATTATCACTAGGTAGCAACACTTGTGTTCCTTTTTCAACAGAATACAGTGTATTAAACAACCATACAATTTCGGAATAATCATCAAACATAGGGGTTGCTGATAAATATAATACACGCAAATTAGAAGAAAACTTTATAACATCTTGTAATAACACAGGAATCTTTTTCATAGATGTATCATTTGATCTTAAATTATGCACCTCGTCGATTATGATTAAACGGTTTGAATAGTTTTTAAAAATGTAATTTGCAAATTCATTTTCAGATAATATTGTTTTCTTTTTTTGAATTTCATTTGAAAACTGAAGATATCCTTTAAAATCGTAAAAGTTTTCAATGTTCTTTTTTACCTTCTTTAATAATTGTTTTTTAGGAATATTTTGCCAATTGTGTACCATCTGTACATATTTGTTACCGACACACGCATTATCTATATCTTTCAAATCAAATAACTCGTTCTCAAAGTTTTGACGAATTACTTTGTTACTTAAAACGATCGTCTGTTTCATATTTGAATACGAATTATGAAAATTCTCTGCGATACTTATTGATGCACAAGTCTTACCCACACCAACACCATGAAATAACAATAAACTTCTATTCTTTGTGTTTAATGACATAAACTTCTTCAAAAAGCGCTGATTTGGAGATAACTCAAATATTGACGAGATAGTATCATCTAAATTTGTTTCATTGAAATTATCTGAATATTTATCTAAAAAGTATTCGGGTAACTGATGCTTCAATTTGTGATTATAACGGGTCGACAATTTCTTTTTCAAAATATATAATTTATTCTCAATTTCTAAAGCATCAGTTTGATTATATGTTGTTACGTGTTTTTCCAATAAATTATAAACATGTTCTTTGATATTATTGTTACTTGAACCCATTCAAACCCTTTTAATTTCTTATATATTTTTATTCAATGTTTTCGAATTTTTTACATACTACATCATTAACCAGTTTAAATGTTTCTATTTTTTCTATATTTCTACCATTTAGTTTCGAATTTACTATGGCATACGGAAACCATTGCACATCTCTGACCTCCTTTGATTGTAACGCATTTCGTTTATCAAATAATACTTTTTGGTCACATGGACGCATATATTTTGAGATATAATAGACATTACGATATCGAATTTTGTTTGTACTTAAATAAATCTCTTCAAAATATTTTGAAGAATCCCCAAAATATACATCTGCTATCTTTATATTGCTCTCCTCGTTAAACTCTCGAATAGCACATTGAAAATCCTTTTCGCCTAACTTTCTTCGCCCTTTTGGAAACTCCCATTCTTGTTCTTTCAAAAAGGATCTACATTTATTTATTCCAATATTTAAACTAAAAGAGATCGTATCTGTTTTAGTCTTAATAAAATATCCATTTTTTATTGTTGTAAATTTATCTTTCATATTCTTATAATATGAGGATGTGTGTTTATTATCTACCCATAACGCATTCCATATAGCATCAAATGTATTCCTTCTTAAAAAGTCTATTTCATCTTTTGTCATCATTTCGAGCATTCGAATTATGTAATTTTTATTTTGTATATTATAGTTTCCTCTTATAAACTCGACATAACTTAGCGAGTCTTTTCTTTGAATCATTAGATACATTGGCCTTCTGTCTGACATTTTGTAACAAATAACTCCATAACTTGTGGTCGGACAGTTGCAATATTTTGATGTATGTCCAAATATACCACAATTAATACATTGAATATCTTTTCTTTTATTATGCGAATTATGCGAATTATGTTGAGAATTATAAAAAGAATTATTATGAATCATTTAAAAAGAAACAAGATACTTTCGGTTAAAATAACATTGATGATTTTTTTTAAATAGAATTGAAAAAAATAATATTGTTCATAAATAATTATAATATAAAATGAAACCAATGATATGGGGAAAGTACGTTTGGATGTCGCTTCACTTAATAGCATTAGGATATCCCATCAATCCAACTCAGGAAGACAAAAACGCTTACAAAAACTTTTTTAATGATTTCCACAAAGTTATCCCTTGTGTTGATTGTGCGCACCATTATAAAAACAATCTAAATGATGTTCCATTGACTGATACAGTTTTTAGTTCACGAAATAAGATTTTCGATTGGACAGTTGAAATACATAATAAAGTTAATGTAATGTTGGGAAAACCTGTCATTACCAAAGAACATGCATATAATATATTTACTAATCAAATTATCGCACAAAACGATATTATTAGCAATTCTTTTAAAAATTTATTATTTCCTCATGTCATTTCAACAAGCATTGCAAGAAAAATGTGCATATTCATGAATTTCATAATAATTGTGATGGTTTTATTATATTTTTTTAGAAAGCGATAAATTACCGAAATATCTTTTTAAATGCTGGTAAAAACTTCTTAAGCTCTTTTTCTTTCGATGTTCCTTCAATGAAACACTTTATAATTACAGATCCTCTTGAACCATCTTTTAACAACACCCCATTGTTTAAAAACACAATAGGCTCTTTCACATTGAAATATCCATCCTTTTCAAGTTTTATATGTTTATCATTCTTACCTAAGGTAATGTAATGTGTGAATCCACATAACATTTCCTCAAGCTTTATACAATGCTTTACGAACAATGTATTATCTTTCATAGATATTGATGATTTTGAAAGATCGTGTTTAATGGTAATATTAAGATGATGTTCTTTTATAAACAACTTCGAGTTATGCTCTTGACCTGGTAATATATTCATCTCACATATAAAATCGTTTTTTATTTTTTTATTTCCTTTACATAATATACATTTTTTAACATTAGTTTTTATTTTAGAATTTCCGTTACAACTACGACATACTGTTGGAAATGGAAAACTATCACAATATCCTCTACCTTGACATGTGATACATTGTATCATACTTGAAAAAGTAGCACCTTCACCGTTACATTTAGAACACAACAGATCCCTTGTATATGTTATTTTCTTTTCACATCCGTATATGATATCATCCAATGTTAAAAAAATAGTTTCAGGTTTATTAGTAATAGGTGGGGTAAACGTATTATCCTTTGAAATTTCTGGTTCTTTATTGAACATCATATTGCTGAACAGGTCCTCAAAATGAAATATTATTTCGGTCGGATCAGAAGTAAAAAATGTAGCATTATGACCATTTCTCATCATGTCTTCTGAACAGTTAAATTGATCATCAATTATATTGTTATCATACAAATGTTTTTTATCTGAGTTCGATAATACTTCGTAGGCTTCTTGGATTTTTTTGAATTGGTTATCGTTACCATTATTCTTATCAGGATGATATATAATTGCCTGTTGTCTATACGCTTTTTTGATCTGTTCTGAGGTAGAGTCTATATCAATATTTAAAATTAAGTAATATTCTTTTTCGTCCATGCATTTCTTCCCGAACATTATTAGGTAGGTTTAAATGATTATAAAAAATATGAACTATTTAAGTAGATTTTATAAATAAAGAATGACTACTAATCCGTATTCTGTTTTAGGAGTATCGCCGAATGATGAGATTCAATTAATTAAACAAAAGTATAAACAACTTGCACTTAAAATGCATCCAGATAGAGGGGGGTCTACCACATTGTTTAAACTGTTACAATTAAGTTACGCTAAAATACTTGAAGAATATAAGTTGAAACAAATTGACAAAGCATTTGACCAATTAAAAAGTGAGTTTGAAGATTTTAAAGTGGATCAAGAGCAAACACAAAAAAGAAATGTAAATCTTGATTTTAAAGTGGACCAAGTAAATCATACAGATCAAAATGATTTTAAAATACATTTTAACAAGGTTTTTGATGAAAATAAACAAAAGAACCCACATGATAGAGGTTATGCGGAAATGATGATAAAATCAACCAAAAACAGAGAAGACATTAAAATTGAAAATTCCATTAAAAGCTTTACGATTGATAAATTCAATGACGTGTTTGATGGTTCAGATTCACAAAATGCAAAGCAAATATCCAAAAGATGTGTACCTACACCTCATTCCATCTCAAAAGAACTGGCTTTTACTGAATTAGGAGTGAACCAAATAAATGATTTTTCAGGGGAAAACAAAACTAATAGACATCTTCATTATATGGATTATCATGTCGCATATTCAACAAGTAAATTAGTTGATAAAAAATATATTAAAACCACACCTGATTACAAATCTGTACAAGACTATGAAAAACATCGTGAAGAACCTTTGAAAATGTCAGACAAAGATAGCAAAGCATATTCACGGTATCTTAAAAAAGAAGACAATAAAATGAGACAACAGTTTGAAAATCAAAAAAAAACAGATCAAGAAATAAGCGATAACTTTCAAAAAGTTAATAAACTAATGATGCAACATAGAAGATGAACAAGTTAAAATGACATATCATAAACATTATTTTCTATATAAATTCATAAAATATCTTTATCCTCATTATCTAATGCTAATGTGTTTTCATCGTTTTTACAAATATCGATCACAAAGCTTTCGAGAGCAATATCAGGCCTTGTTTGTTCTGAATTCTTAAATCTTGCATTGAAAGCTTCTATTGCAGACGCAGAAATAGAAGGGGACTCTGACATTAACCTTTCATATTCTTTAAGACTATAAGAGGTAAGCACATCAGCTGGATCTCTTTCTTCACGAGACATAGCTAATTGAAGGTTAATATAACGATAGAAACTACCGAATTGTTTCGCTATCGATAAATGATCCGCTGTTTTTTCTTCAGAATTGTAAAATTGTTTGAGTGCCTGAATAAGACTTGAAAATAAACCTACACCGCCTACACCAATTAATATGGAGTCTTTTATATCTTGATCATCAACACTTGCAGCACTTAAGCTTGCACCGGATGCAATAATAGTGACAAAAATAGCTGATAAAGAACAATAATCCGAAAATTTCTTCCACTCACCACCGGTTGTTGCATGCATAAATCTTAAACCAGCAGCTTTTTCAGCCCAACGCTTTAATAAAAATTCCATATTATATGACCAACTTTCTGCATTTACTTTTTTTTTTAGATTCGTATATCTTACTTGTGCTAGCGCCTCTGCTTCGTCCATTCTAGTATTGCTCTTTGTTAAAGGCTAAGAAAAAAAAATATCTAGATTTGAGCAGCAACCAAATCATTATGACATTTGTTTTCATTCTCTCTTCCGTAAATTACAATATCAAAATCATCTGGACTTTCTACGTTGTGATCTTTTAATATTTGTTTCGATATAGTTTCTGCAATCATAGGAGAATCGTTCATAAGTCGCTCTAGTCTGTCTTTTGTTTTTTGTATAAATTCGTCAGCATCAGATCTCTCTTCAGGGGCCATACTCAATTGTATTGAAATATCGCGAAATAAATTATCATACAACTTACATGTTCGCATATGGTTAGAACATTTTTCATCTGGTTTCAAATACTTTGACATAGAAGCTAAAAATGCAGCAAACAAGTTAAGAGCTCCTGTGGCATACATCCATATTTTGTATTGTTGTGAATCAACAGCTCCAAACGATCCTACACTTGTTAATGTTGTTAATAATATGAGAGGAATGGTTAATCTTCCAGACATTGTTTTGTATTTTTTTGCATTTTTACTATGCATATCTCTGTGTAAAAGAGCTTGGAATGCCCATGTCCTTACTAAATTTTCTAAATTAAAAGTCCATTTATCTATGTAAATTGATTTGTCATCGGTATTAAACTCTGAATCATTCATTTATCTTTTATATAAAATATATTTGTCTAGCAAATGGGCAATTATTTTCGCAATAAATAGCGAAAAGTAATCACTTAAACACTATTGTTGGTGGGAAGCATGTAATGAATCATAGCACTCTACGGTGGTCTTCAAAAAGCTCAACATCCCGACTTGATGCGGTGTTTTTGGGGGACTCATGGGTCGACGGAACTTGGTGCGGTTATCACACCTGGCCAATTCAACTTGCGGTGCAGCAAGATTGGAGTTATCTGAACGTTGGAAAGGTAGGAAAATGCATGCCAGACCTGGCCCGTCAAATGGCGCTGGTTGCCTCTGAACTGGAAGCGAATAAGCTTGTAGTGGATTCGGAAACACTGTGGATAATACACATGGGAGGAAACGACTTGCTCCATGCCATATTTCCAAATTTCTTCTGGCAAGTTCTAGATTTGGGACGTATGCATCTGAGCTATTCCGTCGGCAGTCAGCTCGTGCCATCGGTGGGAGACTGGATAAACACGTATACTGGTTCAAAAGTCAATTACAGCGATCCCACCTCTTTCCAAGACGAGTATAGAACCTGCTACCCGAGCGCTGGTCGACTCATAGCGCATCGAACGTTTGGAACGTTGTCGCAACTTCAATCACAATTTGGCGCGAATCGTTTCCTTGTCGCATCGAATACTACGTCGTCAGCCATGCCCCTTTGTAGACTTATTTCCTTCGCAGTGTCCCCTTTTCGCGGAATAAGATTGATCGACTTCATCGCGCTTACGGTCGGTTTACAACTAGTTCAGGCCTTAACAAGTTTTGTACACGCACACGAGAGCAAAAAGGAAAAACGCCCGCAAGTATGGTTCCTCGACGAGGATGTGCTCTGCAGGAGAGCACGAGCTAGCCACGCCACTTTTGATTGGCGATGGGACGGATTTCACCCTCTGTCAACAGGCCACGCATATCTTGCCAAGGAGTGTGCGCTAGTTCTTGAAAGGTCCGAGCCGATGGAGCAGGTTTCGCAACGTAAGATGAAGCAGCTTGAAACAATCGTCGCTCATGAATGGACTGTACGTGGTCTTGTTGAGGGCTGTTTTGCTCTGCTGTTGACGGGTATAGTCGGACTCCTTTTGGGTGTCTTGGTCGGGATTCTCCGTTTTTATTTTTGCTTGTGGGACTGCTTCTGCATCTCCAAAACCAAGGAACCATCAGTCACCCAGATAAAAGCTCAAGACAGATTCCGCTCAAGACGAGTGTCTGATGAGTGGAAAAGCTCAAAGCGACACTTCGACAATCAACGATCAATAGCGGAGCAGCTGAAGAGTAGTGTTGACTGAACAGATCGTGTAGACACGTTCGCGTGAGCACTTGTTGGACCAGTGAGCACTTGTTGGACGACCCTATGCATATGATTCCGATGATGTAAAACAAATGAATAAACTTCAAAAAGAAAGGTAAGAAAATTTCATTCTATTACTTTAAAATGACAAATTGTTATCGGTTAGAACACATACACAAAAAAGGATCTTTTCCTCTAGATGACGTTGTTGACGCAACGTTCATCATGACAATGGAGAACAGTTCACGCCACAAACACATCTATGACCACATTGTATCCAAAATCCCGGTTTCGAACATTTACATTCAATTCAACCAAAATTTCAAGAAATGTGAGAAAGGGACCATTACTAATGCATATCAAGATCAACTACATGCATTCAAAAACATCTTTCGACTAATTGGAAGTTTAAGTTATATTATGATAATCGAAGATGACGCCATTATATCAGAGCGATTTCAGGATAGTGAGATACAAACAGACGTTTCTACCTTCTTAAAAGATAATGTTGTAAAATGCTACAATCTAGGACCTTGTCCATATGTACCAAACCCCTTCTATCTAGCAGCTACTCACAAACATAATATTGTTTCATTATCAACCCATTGTTGTATATACCATACATCATATACATGTTTATACATCGAAAAAAAAAACCCCAGCTATTTGAACTACTTGTTCTTTACGCCACCAGCTTTTGATACGATGAACTCTTTCTCTCAAGGTTGTTACTCGTATAAGATTCCCCTTGTTTATCAGACATACTTTACAAAAGATGCTCTTATGAATGATATTCTGATCGGCAAAATCGTTAAAGTTTTTCATGACCTAGTCTTCATCAACGGTGTGGAAAACGGGTTCGACCGAGTCTATAGGATCGGTAAAGTCATATCGTTCATTTTACTGACTACGTGGATATATTTAATGATATTATTGTATAAAAAATTAATAAAATGAAAAAGTACGTTTTCACATTGACCACGATGTCATTGATCTTGACCGTGTTGGAAAACCGTTCATGTATGCCCAATTCAACAAAGGTTTAAAGTAATATGATAAAAACATACACGATTTAATCCATACAAACGAGAATATTTGTAATGTTGATAAATGTTGCCAACAAAACAGGAACATACCATACATAGTTCATTTTATGAGAACCAAATTAGAATACCTATCAAATATACAAGTTCATCATAATTTATATTTTAACTCACCAAAAAAACTTACAAGTGATAAATAAAAATGAATTGGAAAGTAATTACAGATATATTGAATACGTATGGGTATATTAGTTTTATTAACTTTTCATATTCATTTATTATTTCACTTCCTATATGTTTAATTGAAGACAAATTAAAAATAATACAGAGAACAGAATTATTTTCAAAAAAATAGAAAATTTCATTTGTCAGTTAAAAAATAAACTAAAATACGATTCTTTTTATGAAATTTTAACTGTTTTAAAGATTCTTTCGTTAACATAAAATAAGAACACTAATGCCAGTTGAAGATTTGGATTTTTTATATAAAAATAGTGTCAAAGAAAATCTTATTGTTTTGATAGATAGTCAAAAAAGAGATCAATATAGGTGGAACGAACCAAATGATTTTCAAATCAACTTTACAGAACCCTTCAAGTTTATTTATGGTATCGATGTGTTAGATGTAACCATCCCAAGAACAATGTATTCCATTGAAACCCATAATAATAATGTTACTTTTAAAGTTGGGCATGGAAAGTTAACAGACACATCACAATATGTAAGCTTATCAATTGATGAACGTGATTATACTATATCAGAATACATTGACGAACTTAATTTGATGTTGAACGATTACAATTTAACAGCTGAAGTTCCAATTACAAAAGTGAGTGAAAACAGAAAATCAGTTTTAATGTTTACCAATACTGAAAATCCACCCAAACCATTCGTGTTTAATATGAAAACTTCGAGTATGGCCGATAATCTTGGATTTAATCAAGTATCATCATCCAAATACAATAATATGTATCAATCCATTGATTATGATTTGAATCTTTATGCAAGTGTCCCAACGGATAAAATCAAATATAGTATTGACTTTTTATATGACGAATTTACCACTGAAATCAATACGTTCATGCAAATATTGTTTCATAATGATGATAAACCTATTGATGATGAACTTGAAGAAATTGAGAATGCACAAATATTCAGTGATGTATCTGCAGTTCTCGAAGATGTTGGACAGTTTGTATCTTTCTTTATTAATGGAATTACTATTGTCAACAATAAAGAATCTTTGAGAGACCAGCCTTTTTCTATTTATGAAATAGATTTATCAGATGTTAAAACAAAGAATGAAAGAGATACAATATTAGAACTTTTCGTTCAAACATTAAAAATTAGTGCAAACGAAGACAATATGTTCAACCTACATACATTGGATACTTTAAAACAATATAATATTACATTACTCACCTCACAAAACGATATATATAAATTTGATGAACATAACAGTTTTACAGTTGATGAAACAAAATCAGATTATACATTCAAGTTAATACCAATAAAAAACAAAGGAAATGTACTACATTACATATATTCTCCAAAATTACACACAGTAAATATTAAATATGACCTGACTTTTATTAGTTCGTTTCAATTGACTTCAACAGGTGTTTTAAAATTATACGGCGAACGATATGTTACTATTCATTGTGATAATATTGAAAATCATTTGAGAGGTAGTATGATGTTCAATGATTATTCACCTGGTTTGGCTTTAGTTAATTTAGGAGTTCAAGGTTATTCGCAAAGTAGAAATGACTTTTATGGTGTCGTTTATAAAGAATTTCACCCAATTGGAAAACTAAATCACTTACGATTTACAGTCAGACGGTCAGATGGACTTCTGTATGATTTTAAAAATGTAAATTGGCATATGCTTATTTCAGTTAAATATTATGTAATGAAGAATGTTCGTAAATTTAGTACTTCAATATTGAATCCAAATTATAACATTAACTTTTTAGAATATCAAACAAATTCTCAACGCATAAAAGATCGTTTAGGTAACTCTTCAGATAATTCTGATGAATATGATAGTGATGACGAATCCGATCACGACATTGATGATGTTGAATTTAGAGATACATATCTTACTCCAGAGAGATACTTAAAAGAAAAAATGGAATCTTACAATTCAGAAACTGATGCGAATAGTGATACAGATAGTGATGAGTGATGAATACTTTAATAATATTTAAATATCACTCATATGTTAAATTATGGATAAGTGTCTTCTTCTTGATTTTGATGGTGTGATTTTAAATAACAAAACTGTCAACGACAATTTATCCAAAAGGGCTTCGTTTTTTTTATCTGAAAATACACATTTAACACCCGAACATGCATTAAAAGTTAATCGTAAACAATATAAAAAATACGGACATACATTGTACTTAACGAACGAGATTAATAAAAAAAACAAGTTTAAAAAAAAAATGACAATTCAAGATTTCAATGAGTATGTATATACAGACGACTTTGTTAACAAGTATTGTTTAAAAGAAATATACGATGACGATATTGTATTGTACAAACAATGGTATGAAGTGATTAAATATGTAAAATACAAAAAAATGATTGATGATGTGTTCATTTTTAGTAATGCACCAAGTATGTGGATTGAATCTGTTTTAAAAAAATTCGAAAAGTTAACTTCTATTAGTCTCGATATTGAGAATGTAACAAGTGTTCCTGAGAAATTTAATAACAAATTGAAACCAGATATACGACCCTTTAAACAATTTACAGAAACCTATAAATATGCAAATTATATATTTATCGATGATAGTGAAACTAACTTACAATATGATAAATGGATAAATTGTTTATTTGATCCAAACGAAAGAATTATGGACAGAGACGACCAAATATATGTTATAAACTCACCATACGATTTGTTTAAATTGTTGTAAATAAATTAGAATTAACGGAAAGAAGCAAACTGATCACCATCAAATGCTTCTATAACAGATCCGTAACTGTTCGTATTTTTAAAGAAGTTGGTTCTGGTTGGTGTTACGGTATTCGTTTTAGAAGAGGACGAAGATCGAGGTGGTATAACAGAGGCAAGTGTTGACGAAGTTCCAGTGGGTCTAGAGGGAACAGTGGGTCTAGAGGGAACAGAGGGAACAGAGGGAACAGAGGGGACAGAGGGAACAACAGGAGAGGGAACAGAGGGAAGGGAAATAACGTCTTGTGCCTCTTGTGAAACAAAGGTGTGTGTTAAAATTTCGTTACTCACTTCAGAAACAGATTGTTCATTGGTATGAGATACATCGAAGATCTCCTCTAAGAAATTTTCACGAAACCGAATGCTCCCACCAAAAGCAGATATAATTGTAAGAATGATTAAGAATGTACAAAATGTCCAGAATATCTTATGCATTTGTGTATATTATTTTGAAATATATTGAGATATTTATTTTTTGAGAATGCTTTTTAATTCAAGGACGATAAAATAACGCTTTCTTTTTGTTTTCCCATCTATTTTTTTTTATCGCACTCATTGTATTTTCTGTTCCAAAGCATTTATCTGTGAATAAATTTATCAATTTTGCATGAGTATTTTCATTGTCCATGATTTTGTATAATTTATGAAGAATTACTTTATTTTCATCTTTTTCTTCAATTAGCTCTTTAAAGTAATATATGTACATCAAAAAGTATATTGATACATAGCGTGTATTATTTCTTGTTAGATAGGCGAAACATCGTTCGGTCGCGTCATAAATTGAAACGAATTTATGATATTTATTAGTTTCTGTGTTAAGAATTGTTATGGTTGTTTTTTTGGGTATGAATGTTTTGAACGACTCAAATGAAGTTATTTTATAATCAAAATTATATGCTCTTAATTTACTTGTTATATCATTTAAAGTCAGACTAACATCATCTGATAATATTTCTAACGGTAAAATATATTCTTCCTTTGATACTTTTTTACATTCCTTTTTGTTATCTAAATATGTAAAAACATTCATAGCATTCAGGTTAATATAAACAAGTTCATTTAGCTTGATATATTGTTTACATATTGCATGAATATTTTTAAAAATTTGAGGAAGTTCATGTGATTTGAATACATCTCCAATAGATAATTGTAGAGAATTTGATTTTTTTAAAGGATTTGCTTTTTCGAATCGTAAAATTCTTTCAAAAGTTTTGGTCCATCGAAAGGAGCTACCAATAGGCAGACATAGTTCCAAATAGGCAACAGCTTTAAGAAATTCAATGGGTGCAAGTTTAACGGTCGTTTTGTAATTGACTTTATGTTTAATAGAGTTTTTAAGAAGGGTATCATATTCGTGTTTACTGATCTGTGTCACATCTGCAACAGACTCGAAGTTAGAAAATACTTTATATGTCCCTTCATGCATAGCATATCGTACTTCTGTATATTGTTGTTTAATTGATTTTAATTTATCTGCAATATCCTTAGACACTGCTTCTGCGTCTTTAACAAAAAAGTCATAATCTGGGATTGTATCTTCATCATAAAACTGTAAATGTTTTGGTAAAAGTTCATTTAACGCATAACCACCATATAAAATCCCGTTATGTTTATCTATTTTTTTAGCGACAACATTTAATATCGTGCTAATGTTTCTTTTCTTTTCTTTTAATTTTTTTTCTTCAATTTTAAATGCAACCTCTTGAGGTCTTTCCATTTTCTTTTCTAAAACCTCATAAAAATCATCTAATTGACTCAATGACTCCATTTTAGAAATTAAAAACGACATATTTCTTACTTAATAATCACAAATTATATGTATGTATAGTATAAAAATGTTTGGTGGTACTGAACTTTATCAAGCATATGATCAAGGTTACAATCCTTCTTTACAACAACAAACTCCTCAACAAACTTTAGATATTAATGATTATTCTATAAACGATACAACAGATACTCCCCAACTTACACAATCTACAACAACACAACAAAAACATAACCTTCCTTTACGTGAACCAATATATGATGCGTCAGCTTCTTTTAAAGAAGCGCAACTTCAACAACAATTAGAAAATTTACAGGGCAAATTGCAACAAAACAAAGAATCTAAACAGTATCAAAATAATGACAGTATGTTCGATCGGTTTGTCTCTAAAAAAAAAGATGTTCTTAAGTTGGTTACAATGTCGTTAACTATTCTTTTAGCAATTAGTTCACACTATGTTATGACAGATCTATTAAGAAATTATATTGCAAACAATGATCTAACCGGTAATCAAGAATTTACAACGAAGATTGCATACCCAATGACTATTTTACTTTTAATATGGACCCTTAAGGTGTTCAATCGTTAAATAATAAATCTTCGAGGATTGCTAGGCTCCATATAAGTGTCATTGTGTGTCTTTTTTGAATCGTAATAGGGTTCTCTTCTAGGTGCATCTTGTTGTTCCACTAATGATAAAACTAATTTTTCAAGAAGTTTGACTCTTGTTCGCAAAGATTCTAACTCCGACATTATTTCTTTATTCGTCTCCATTATTAAACAGGTTATATTTTTTTCCTCTATTTGAAACAAACAAGACAACCTTAAAAAATGACATATACAACAAAGTATTCCTTTTTGTTCATCATTTTAAATGTTGTGTCGAATAGTTTACTTCGTTCTATGCCATTGTTACTACCTAAAGATCCAAAAAAAATGGACGATGCAAGTTATTATGAGAGACATGTTTTGACTCTCGTTGTTTTTTACTATTTTATATTTCTGTTTGGGTTTTTGTTATTGCTTCTCATACTTCATATTATGTTAAACACAATTACAAACTTTTCTTTTCTTTATTACTTTGTACTTGAGCTTCTACCTCATTTTATATCTTCGTTGATAATTGTTATTCCAATTCATTTCACTGTATTTCTTTTGTACAGACAAGGATATATAGATTCGAGGGTTTTTAATTTTAGAGAAGAAATCAACTCGTGGATCATGTTGACGACTTTTGTTATCTTCTTTAGTGTTGTGTATTCACATCAATTTCTTAATAATTCAACAGACGACTCAGAAGTTGTATTCAGTTCTGATGTTGTTTTGGACAATATATCTAAAAAGATATCTACAAGGTTTTTAGAACAGGAATTAACTTACGAGGAGTTACAGAAACAGTACAATAGGACAGAAGGACAAGAACCATCATTGACAGGTGTTTTCGATGATACGAAATCAGACGACTTACAAATTTGGGCCCAAAAATTAGACAAGGTTAAATCTGGTATTCAAAATCTTTTAGAAGCAAAAGAAGGAACCAATAATATGTATACCAGAGATGTTCTACAAGAAGTATCAAACATATTCAAAATATTTTCCAGCGAAAAAATGAAACAAAAGAAATCACTACTTTTTTCACAGGGTATTCTATATTCAGTTGTCTTGTTTAAATCGTATATGTTCATTTCAGCTTTTAATATTAATTCTCAAAATGAAACATTTAAATCTGTCCCAGGTGAAAGTTTAGAAGATGAAAGAAAAAGATCAGAATTAAAAAAAAATAATGATCATAAACTTAGAATTATAACTACCGTAATTAAGGCTTATCTTGTTGTTGTTATTATGTTATCTAAATCAATACCCGCTTAAAATGTTTATAGCTAAAAGTGTGTTAAATGTCATTAATAATTTTGTATAAAGTTCATCAAAAATATCTACTTTTTTCACAAAAACATATAAATATAAGACGATCCAATTTAAACCATTACGGACTGGGTCTATCAGTATAGATAAAGAAATAAAACAAACTAGAGTTAAAACAATCACAATATGTTTTCTTATTACTTCTAACATAAAGTTAAACGAACTATTCGATTCGTTTCTTTTGTAATCTTCGTATACTATTGAAAGCATAATGAATGTACCAAGCACCTGTACTATTAACATTTATGATTATAACATATTTTAACTAAAAAAATTTATTAAAAACAGACCGTTTAATACATATTGTACCAATCTTAACAGCTCATAGTTACTATATTCCATAATTGACATATCCATCTTTTTACGCATACCTAAATCAAACATAATGTCAATTTTATGTATGATCTTAAAAATGTAAAATATGATAAGCCCTATACATATATATTTTAGTTGTGCGATGTCTTTAAAATAAACTAACAAACCAAAAAATACAACTATTGTAAAAATAATTTGAATTATTTCGGTTAGGGCTTTTGTTTTTGTTTTATTTGATAACTTTATCTTAACTTTATTCTTTGTTAAATCATAAAAAACAAATAGAACAAAGAATACAAAGTTAA